CGTAAATCTTCTACAGGCTTACCTTTGTATCTATATCTCCAAAGATATTTAATTATAACTCCTTGTAAATAATATTCAAAACCACTATTTGTTGCTGATTCAATAGCATCAATACATTCTATTTTATCTTGATTATAATGTGGGGGCTGATTGACCATATCTTTTTTCATTTTTTATCTCCAAAATTTACGTTTATAACGTTGTCTTCAAATTTTATTTTTCTTTTTCGTTCCAATGCGGCCAAACCTTTTTGATATAAAAGACCTATATCGCTATCGACTATGGCAGCTATACCTTCATGCACAATAGCCACTGCAGGAAGTTCATCTATATTATCTATACTCATGCCTGTTGTATCATATGCAGCTAAAGTAAACTCAGAGTCGTTTTTTTCAACAGGAGATAAAATAATATAGTATTTGCCATGTTCAAGTAAAGGGTATTGTTTTTTAGACATTTTTAAACCACTCCATAGGTATAACTTTATCAGCCCATTTAAAATTATATTTGTTGCACCAATCAACGTAAGTTGTTTTACTGTTTGATCTAATTTTATTATAAGGTTTTAAAAAAACAAATCTAATATCAAGATCTGGATGTTGCTTTTTAACCAAAAGCATTTTCACTCTATCATCCATATCAAAATATCCTTTTGCTTCTACGTATATATTTGTAAGAGGGAAATAAAAATCAGGTGTATATACTTTTGTTTTAGGTATGTAGTTTATTTTTTGAGTTTCATATTCAAATTTTATTTTATTTTCAATTAAATTTTTAGCTACATTTAATTCAAATAAGGATCTGTACCCTGCGTATCTATCTTGTACTTTCAATGTAATCTCGCTATTGGAGTTATGGGAAAAATTGTAAATAGAGTATCTATTCTTTCCTGTATATATTCTGTAACAACAGGAGATTTTTTTTCTAACATAATATGTTCTTCTAGTAAAGGATATAATGGAAGTAAAATTAAATTACCTCTTCTTAATAAAGAACTTAAATAATCAAAATCTTCACGTAATATTTTAAGATCTCTAACTTGTGTAGAATAATCTAAATATCCACTATCAGAAAAATCATTTCTCATAGTTAACGGCACACCCCTGTCGTGTTGCCTTAAATATACAGTATCTCTACCACCACCTGCTCGATTATGTGCTTCAACAAAAACACACATAAGATCTTCATTCATTTCAATAAGACCACTATCGTACAATTTAGTATTCAGTAATGGCATTATATTTCTTTTTTATTAAGTTTTGAATACCAAACTTGAGGTGGATTTTTAGCTTTGGATGTAATTTTTGGATGTAAAACTGCTTTTGACCAACAGTGATACTTAAAGCCACACATAGAACATGGCTTTGGCACAATCTTATTTCCTGTTTTTATTAATTCACCATTAACTTTATATGTTTCCCATTCATCTTTAAATGGAACTTTAAATTTTGTTTTAGGATCTGTTAATATTTTTATGTTTTCTGCGGCCTTTTTTAAACAATCTTTTCTATCTTGCTCTTGCCACTCTGGTGCTTCTACAACTGCTATTTCACCACTCGATTTGTTTACTACTATCCAACCACCAAATGGCATGTTCTTAGCTTCTGCATACAGATGTCCTTGCATTATGTAACCAAAAGGATCATCCTCTTTTATCCTGTCATATCCCCCTATGCCTGTATACTTATATGTAAAAGCCCATTCACTTGCTGATTTTATATCCCAAACTTTTTTATCGCCTAATTCATCTTCTATAATAACATCAAGTGTGCCTTTGACAACCATATCTCCAATTGTTAAAGATACTTCTTCTTGACTTTTTACAACCTTTATCCCTGCTTCTTCGAGGATAAACATTATTATGCTTTCGGTTATATCTCCGTATAGAAATCTAAATATAGCATTGTAATCTTTGTCTTCTTCGTAACCTTGTTTTTCCAACAACTGTTGGCAAATAGGTTTGCCCAATTGAGACATTCTAATTCTAAATTTTCTAGGTTCTGAAACGAATTGTTTAGATAGGGCATCTTTACAAGATTCCCCAAAATTGTTGATGGAACTAAGAGGGAGTGTTACTTCCCCCTTAGTAGCCCTAGATAGAAAATCCTGTATTTTAAGCTGCGTTAGCATTGAAATCGGATGCTAAATCAGAGTCATCCTGTGATTCAACCAACTTAGAATTTTCACGGTATTGTGCCATAATGTTTTCATTATGGGATTTTACAGACTGAGCAAACATAGACATTAACTCTTTGTCTGAGTCAGTAATCTCTACTGTATCATGTAGAGTAGGAACAGGAATCCAATAAGTGACACCCCCATTCTTTTTTCTTGCAGTTTTCAGATTAACCCTGCATTTCTGCATAATCTTCTTCTGCTTAGTTAGACCATCAATAAACTCTCTTATTGGTCTAAAACCAGATTTTTTAAAATACGATACAAAAGGATGGTCGGCAACAGTTACCTTCGTACCATCTGCAGCTTTAAACTCACCTGTTATTGTACCGTATATAACTTGATTACAGGCAACGGCTCTTGAATTAAGAAGAATAGGATCATCTTGTGCAAGTTTCTCCTCTTCCTCTTTAGATAGTCTACCACATTTATTACCACCTGTGTTATCAGGAAAATCACCTGATATGCTAGGCTTCTGCACAGACTTAGCAGAAAATGTTCCAGACTCTTGATCCCAAACACTCCATTCATAAGTACGAAGTATGGGTCTTATTTGTACCTCTGGTGCAAATATGTTCTGCCCATCATAATACATTCTCCACTGACCTCTAGGTAGAGTGACACCATCTTCAGTTTCAGTGTCATAATTTATATTAAGACGAGGTAAACCTGTATTTACACTTTCAGACGTTTGCCCTGACAACTTCATCAGGGTCGCTTCGTCATCTTGACCAAAGGCATCTACTAGGTTTTCCATTTCGTTATTTATAGTTAATATTCCATTCATTAAATTTCTCCTTTATGAAATTGATAATTTATACTATATCTCAACCAAATTTAAGTCAAGCCAATTTTTACCTATTTTTAATTCAATGTCAACAGGCATGTCATATTCTATGTCATACCTACGTTTAGCTTCACTTTTAATATGCTGCATAGAAAATTTTAATAATGTTATGCAATCCTTATATTCGTCTGGATGAACATCGATAACAATAGAATCATGCACTGTGTTACAAATGACAGACTTTAAATTATGTCCTCGTATATTGTAATCTAACAAAACTAAAGCCATAGGTAACAAATCAGCAGTAGCAAATCCTTGAACAGGATAATTACAAATAGCAGTTGCATTTGTAGCAGTACCCCAACGTGTCCATTGAGCGTCAGGAAAAGCATACTCTCTACCTGATGGCAACTTAATAAATTTATTTTCAACTGCCTGTTTTTGTAAGTCTTCTTGCCATGATGTAACATTAGAATACTTTGATTTAAATGTTCTATAATATTTTTGTTGTTCAGACGTTCCACTAACTCCACCATATAAAGGTTTGAAAGTATGTGCTTTTGCAGTCTGCCTATCGCAACCAATAATAGATGCAGTGAACGAGTGTACGTCTGTACCTTCCTTAACATCTCTGTACACTGCTTTATCTTTAGCTAAAAATCCAGCAACTCTAAATTCTAACTGTGAATAATCACCTTCTAATATATAACCACCATCAAATCTGCTCTCTACAACTTTTCTTATAGCAAATGTATTACCTCTAGGCATATTTTGAAAGTTAGGGTTTCTTGAAGATAGTCTACCTGTAGCAGTTACACATTGCATAAACTCTGGATGTATGTAGCCATTTGAATCTACATTGTTTTCCATGCCCTCAACAAAAGTATTTATGTAAGTTTTCAAAGCGTTGTATCGTGTGTATGCTTTTATGAACTCGTATGCATCTCCGTCTAATTCTCCTAAACGATTAGACAATGTAACTTTATCTGTTTTAAATCCTGCAGATGCTATGTCAACAGGGCTTCTAGGTACTAACTTAAATCCTGCAACTTCTTTAGTTTTCTCATACAAAATACCTTTGCCTTTGCATAACTTGCATATCCTCATGGCTTTACTTTTTTTGCCACTCTTCAGTATAAACGATACTCTACCTTGTCCATTGCAAGACTCACAGTGAGATCCAACTGTCTTATAGACAACATCTGTCATACTGCGAACATTTCTTATAAACTCTTCTCGTTTCATTTTAGTTTTAAATTTTGGTCTGCTTGTTGCACCCCTAACTTCGTGACCTAAATTAAAAACAATAGACCAAATACTTTTGTCCTTTACTTTTCTAGAATATAAAAGAATACTTCTATCGTCTGGTGATGCTAAATTTACAGGTGTGTCACCCATAGCATTTTGTGCCATCCTCTGCAACTTGGTGTCCAACTCTAACAATTCTGTTTCATACTCCTGTCGTATTGCGGCCAGAGTATTTAAATTAACTTTTATTCCGTTCTGTTCTATCCTAGATAAAACATTTGTCATTTCAAGCGAGAGCTTTAACGTTGGTATCATACAGTTCCTCAAAAGTTGTGCCAAAGGCAATAAGTTGTTTTATAGCAACTTCTTCTGTTGCTTTTACATCAGCTATACCATACTCTTCAACTATTTCATAGGGTATATCATAAAAAGTTTTTCCGTTCTTTAGGTAATCTTGTGTTAAATCTTTTCGTTTTCTTGTAACATCGTACTTCTCAGACAAAGCATCGAGACTCAATCCCCATCTCCTAGATCGTGCAAGAATATACTCAGCAACCATAGTGTCGTACAGGTTGCCATCATAGACAAAACCACATTCTCTGAGCCAACAAATGTCAAACTTAATATTGTGACCAACAAGAACTTTCGCATTATTTAAGGCATCCTGTAATATTTCGTTACCCTTCTGATCTGGTTCACGATCAGCGTGATAAAAACATAAGTAATTGGTAGGGCTATCCATATACTTATAGCCCACACTAACAAGACGATTACCGAAGTAAGGTAAAGGAGTATATCCACCATTTTTTTTCTCCATATGTGTTGTTTCTACATCCAACGTTAAAACTTTTTTCATGTGCAATAAATCCCTCTATGTATATCTATCTGTACATTGATCATGCCATGATAACCATTTATTTTATTTTTGGAAATACAAATATGTCTAACATCATTTTCTATTTCACTTGATCCTGTCTTACCTATGCCAACAATGACATCAGCTTCACCTGCTTTTCCTGTTCTAGAATTGTCTAACATAGAATAGTCTATAAATTGTCTGTCATGTGCATCATAACTTGCTTGGCTTACTGCCCATAACAATAGCTTATTTCTTTTAGCTATTTCCCTAGCAGTGACATAAGTTTCTTTTAATCTTTCGTCACCTCTATTGTACAATCCTGATATTCTAAATTTATCTAGTTGATCACAGAACATAACGTCAGGTCTATTCAGTTTAGAATACTCATCAAGTTCTTCTATAGAAGTTCCAACAGAATCCATAATTGTTAAGTAAGGTTCAATCTCTTTTATATATCTCTGCATCAAATCTTTCTTATGGTTTATCATCTCTTCTTTTTTTAAACCAAAATAAGATTGTATGATCCTTAATTTTATTTTATCTGCTGGTTCTTCGTTTGCCCAATACACAACTTTTAATTTTTGTCTTATGTACGATGCACATAAAAAACAACAAAAAGTTGTCTTACCTACCTCTGGTCTAGCAAATATAATACCTAAGTTGCCCCTATTCATACCAGATAGATTTTCACGAATAGGGGCATAGTCAAAAGGAAAGTCACTATCTTTCTCTTCTTCCTGCAGCAACTCTTCAAAATCTTTGTCAACCTTAGTATAAGTAGTTTTGTCTGATATACGACCATCCTCTACATGATCTATCAGCTTACGTAACTCACCAAACTCTTCACTTTCTCCTGTAAATATTTCTAAAGCTTTTTCACCAATCTGTCTTGCTTTATCTCTTAGCCAAAAGTTTTGTATTATATCTTTATGTAATTCAAAATTGTCAGCCGTACCTACATCTAGTTCGCTAATTATTTCGTGTACTCTTTTTTTAGTGCTATCAGGTAAAGATGGGTTTCTATCGTCAAATAGTATCCCTAATTCATTAATGGTTATATCCTTACCGTATTTTGTATGGGAAAAACATATAGCATCATATATGTCTTTCATTTCTCTGTCGAACATCGTTCTGTCCAACATATTTTTTACTTCTGCAAAAAAGGAATTAGATAAACAAAAACCTAATACCTGTTTGTCAACCAACTTTGGATCGTATAAACTCATTTCTATCCTCTCTTCTCATATCCTTTAAATCTTGTTTTAAAACAACTAACTTCGTATCAACATAAGATACTAATCTCCTAACAATGTCAATCGATTTCTTTGTCGCATCTTTGTCAAGAGCAACATACACCTTTTTAAAATTTTTTATTACGTCTATGTGTTCATCGAGAAGGCTTGTTCCCATCAACGCTATACCAGAGACAATATCGCTGACAGCACAGGCACTAGCACAATCTTCAACAATGAATCCATGACTCCTTGAGTCTCCACAAATAAAAGGATGTTTGCTATGTCCATATCTATACCACTTCGGTTTTATGTCGCCCAATGCTCTTCCACAAGCATCGATGACTTTGTTATTGTCAGTCAAAAGATATACCACACGGTTCTTCTTTATGTCAAATCTAATGTCAACTAAACCTTTAAGATAAGCATTATATGCTCCTACTCTTTTAACATAATGCTCTGCAACTAGATTCCTCGAAAGACTTACAAAGGTATGAGGAATGTCAAAATTTATGTCAACAGAAATATTGTCAATTGTTTTATTTTTAAAGACATTGTCAGCCTTAACGTTTTTGTCGAAAGAAATGTCAGCAATGCCTGAAACATGGCAGTCAACATGAAAACAGTTCCACATTCTTTGAAAATTATTTTCATTAACACTAAAAGTATTTTTACGATTGCACACAGGACAATCTGATCTGTATCTTCCGTTTTGAGGAATGTCTAACGTTTGAACGTAATTCTTTAGCCAATTAGGTGATTTCATAAAAAAAGTATTAACATTGTTAATTGCCATTGACAAGCGTTTTTTTTGGGTGTAGTTATATAAAAATAACCCCTAAGGGGCAACCTATAGTAAACAGAAAGGAGAGTCTATGACTCAATATTATAGCAATACAAAACAAGACTATGTAAATATCAACGATATGCATCATCAACACGTTTGGTATGCATTTAAAAAACTTTGTGATCGATTAGAAGAATTAGGCATATGTGAACACATATGGGAAGATGATTACAAACCAACCAATCTTAAAAAGTTTAAAAAGTTAGTCGGTGGTTATGTCCGTAGGGATGTATATGAATTGTTGTTCGATAAGTGTGAACGACAGGATCGTACAATCGAGCATTATTTGAATGAGAATAGCAAACTAAAGAAAAATGCTAATTCTAAATCTGTATTTAAATTAGAAGAAGAAGTATCTAGATTAAGAAAAGAACTTAAAAGAGTAATGAAACTTAATAAAAGTATGTGTGATTCATACTTTAAT